TGATGAACTAACCACCGAAGAACAGCGAGAAATAGCAAGAGCCGGAGGTAAGGCGTCCGGAGAGGCGCGACGTGCCAAAAGAGACTTACGACAGGCGCTTGAAATGTTGCTTGACAAAGAGTACAAGGACAGCAAAGGAAACATAATGACAGGCACAGAAGCGGTTGCGGCGAAACTATTTGAACAAGCCGCAAAAGGCAATATACGAGCGTTTGAGACGTTGAGAGATACAATAGGACAGAAGCCTGTTGATAAAATTATGGTCGCAGAGGTCGAGCAGAGCGTTATTGACGAGGTGGAAAAGGCGGTATTTGAAGAATGACCCGTCAACAAGCGATTGAATTTTTAATCAATAATCCGGTCAAGTTTGCGCATATGCTGGGTTTTACAAAGCTTGGTAATCTCCATAACGAGTGGATCAGAGAGATGTTGCGAGGCAAGAATGACAAAACGTTACAGGCAAGCCGAGGCACATACAAAACAACGTGTGTGTCTTTTGCGCTTGCCTTGATTATTATTTTGCTTCCAAATAAGCGTACATTGTTTATGCGTAAGACTGATGCAGATGTAAAAGAGGTCATAAAGCAAGTACAGAAGATATTGTGCGATCCGAGAACGATTTATCTTGTACAATGTATTTACGGTGTTACGCTGAAGATGATCGTTTCAAGCGCGACAGAAATAAGCACGAATTTGACAACCGACATAAAAGGCACGAGTCAGCTCGTCGGCACGGGTATAGGCTCATCATTGACAGGTAAACATTTTGACTATATTTTTACTGATGATATAATCAATATCAATGACCGCATAAGTAAGGCAGAGCGAGAGCGCACAAAGACGGTTTATCAAGAGTTACAGAATATCAAAAACAGGGGTGGAAAGATATTCAACACGGGTACGCCGTGGCATCCGGAAGATGCGTTTACTTTGATGCCGGAATCTGAAAAATACGATTGTTACCATCCTGAGATCAAAAAAATAATATCTGATGCGTTGTTGGCAGAGATCAAAGACAATATGTCGCCGTCGCTTTTTGCCGCAAACTATGAATTACGGCATATAGCGACGGAGGAGGTCATCTTTGAAAATCCGCAAACAGGAGCGCCTATAAGCAACGTAATGAACGGTATAATGCACATAGACGCGGCTTATCACGGCGAAGATTACACAGCGTGGGGAGTAATGACTTATCACGATGATTGTTTTTATTTGTACGGGAAACTTCGGAGAAAATCAGTTGATGATTTGTATGGCGAAATAATGAGTGATTACGACCGATTATTGGTGCCTAAGACTTATATGGAAGATAACGCAGACAAAGGATTTGCGGCAAAAGAATTGCGCAAACTCGGAATGAGAGTAGTCACATACGCAGAGACGACAAACAAATATATAAAAATAGTCACGCATTTAAAGGCGATATGGAAAAAAATCATTTTTGTCGAAGGGACAGATGAAGAATATGTTCAGCAGATTTGTGATTATTTTGAAGACGCGGAACACGATGACGCACCCGATGACGCGGCTTGTTTGTCAAGGTTGCTTTACAAGCCGAAGAAGCAGGAAGAAAATACAGCTATATGGTATTGACTTTGAAAATAAAGTATGTTAAACTAAAGAAAAAAGGGGTAAAATACGCATGCAAAATATAACGGTTTTTTTTACGGGGAGCCGCGAAGTCACGACACGCCCGTTGTATCGGTATGACCGAGGGCAACGATTAATTTTTGCAAATATAGCATTGCCGTATGCGTTTGAGGTACATTTTTCAAATAGCGAAACAGGCACGTCAACAACTCAGATCGGTACAGACGGCGGCGTAGATATACCGGATCAATTCTTTAACTCGGGCGCAGATATTTACGCATACTTATATTTGCACAATGAGGCAGACGACAGCGAGACGGTTTATAAGGTGCATATTCCGGTGAGAGACAGACCGGAGATAACGGAAGAAGAGCCGACGCCCGAGCAGCAAAGCGCAATAGATCAGGCAATAACGGCGTTGAATGATGCAATAACACTTACGGAAGATAACGTTGATTTGTCAGAACAGTACGCCGAAGAAGCGAGACAAGCAGCAAGTGAGGCGAGCGAATCAGCATCAGCAGCAGAACGGGCAAAAGATGACGCAGAGGCGGCGGCGGCAAGAGCGCACAGCAATTTTGCTACGTTTTACGTTGACCCCGAAACGGGGATTTTAACAGCACATTACACTCCGGATAACATGGAGTTACAGTTCGCATTAAGCGACAAAAAACATTTGGAGGTGATTATACCGTGACAAACGTTATTGACGTCGGAAAGGTCGGTATTGTACCTCGCGGACAATGGAATGCGTCTGAAATATACGAGCAAAACGACATAGTGACATATGAAGGTATGGCGTTTATATCATTGAAAGATGTTCCGAGCGGTATAAACGTATCGAATACGGCATATTGGTTGAAGCTTGTTGACCGAGGACCGCAGGGCGAGCGCGGAGATCAGGGAATACAAGGGATACAAGGACCGCAGGGCGAGCGCGGAGAGCGCGGATATCAAGGCATACAAGGCATACAGGGCAATAAAGGCGACAAGGGCGACAAAGGGGATACAGGTGTGGGTGTAAAAGGCGATAAAGGCGATAAAGGCGACAAGGGCGACAAGGGCGACCCAACAATAGTAACTTTTAGCCTTGACCCGGACACGGGAATCTTAACCGCAACTTATGAATGAGAGGTGTAAAGATGAGCATAACTCAAGAACTCGGCAAGGTCAGCGTAGTACCAAAAGGCGATTATAGCGCAGATACGGCGTATGAGATATTAGATATAGTGAGATATAACGGCGCTGGATATCTTGCACGAAAAAACGCCCCTGTTGGGACGGATATTTCTGATACAGAGTATTGGATAAAGATTGTTGATAAAGGAGATACAGGCGAACAGGGAATACAAGGTGAAACGGGCGCGACGGGCAAGGGAATATCGGCGGTGAATTATGTCAGCACCGAGGGCAATGTTGATACATACGAAATCGTGATGACAGACGGCACAACGCTTACCACGTTTACGGTGACAAACGGTTCGGTGACTTCGGTTGACGGCAAGACGGGCGACGTTGAAATAATTCCGCAAAACGGCGACACGAATGATCTTCTTATAAAAGCATCAGCCGCGAATTATGACTTAAAATTTGAAAAGCCGGACAACATCACAGTCGGCAACGCAAAGCAGATAACATCAACGGTGACTATCAACGACAAAGTCCCTTACAACTTCCGCACGTCAGGCGGCTCTGTTGATATAGGCGATCGCGAATATGACAAGATTGTCGGCGGTACGCTGGCGTGGAATCAGCTGGTTGCAATTCCTGCGACTGAAAGGTCGATAGATCGCAACGGAATAAGATGTGTAGATAACCGAAACGGTTCGTATTCTTTAAGCGGAAAAGCAACGGCTAATTTTGTATGGGACATAGAAACAAACCTACAAAATAAGTTGACCGTAGGACACAAATATATCATAAAAGGGGTTGAACAGGCTTCTGGCGTAAAACTGATTGATGCTTTTTCCGCAAAGTTTAATGTGGAAAAGCCGACTGTTTGGGTGTACACATCCGCGTCAACCATTTTTTTGTCTTTAAGTGTCACTAATGGGACTGAATTGAACGGTACGATTATAGTCAAACCGCAAATTTTCGATTTGACGCAGATGTTCGGATCAACGATAGCCGATTACATCGGCGTCGCGTGGTTCAAAAAACTGTTCCCGAAATCGTACTACGCTTACAACGCCGGAACGTTTCTTTCCGTCAATGCGTCGGCGCACAACACGGTCGGATTTAATGCTTACGATAATACAACAGGCACCGCAAAACTTGTCGGCGGTATGCTTTATCAGATTACAGGAACTTATACAGCGCTTACTTATGCTGATATAAGCGGCAACGCAGAAACTATCACACCCGATGCAAACGGCAAATTCACTCCGACAAATGACGGAACGCTGACCGTGACAGGTGGCAACGCGACAAATACTTGCGTTCATCTTGTATGGGACGGCGAGCGCGACGGCGAATATGAAGCCTATATCAAACACGAATATCCGCTTGACAGCGATTTAGAGCTTCGCGGCATCCCGCAACTGGACGCAAACAACGATTTGTATTATGACGGCGACGTTTATGAGAGCGACGGAACGGTGACGAGAAGATATGGCGTTGTGGATTTGGGGACGCTGACGTGGTCGTTACACACAAAGGGATTTTACAAAACCAACAGCATACCTGCCGATATGGCTGTAACAGAGTCTACTGATATACCGCCATTTGTAGCTGCAAAATATACTACAAGTACAGCGCAATATATATATAATAACCCAACAGACTATAAACTTATCGGACAAAACGCCGGACAGTTATATGTAACCGACACGTCAGAGCCTACGGGCTATCTTATCTACAAATTAAAAGAACCGACAACAGAATCCGCAGAACCATATCAAAATCCCCAAATAGTCGATGATTGGGGAACCGAAGAATACGTTGATTATGCCGAATCGCAAGGGACACGCGACGTTGCAATCCCTGTCGGACACGACACGGAATATCAGAACAACC